GTATTACATCGACATCGTCCGAGACAAGTTTGTGCTGCGAGAAGTCATCGCAGCCTGCTCGGAAGCTGTGAGGGGGGCTTACGTTGAGCAAGACGACGTGCGCGGGTTATTGGATGAGGTCCAATCCAGGATTACATCGATCGCGCTGGACAAGCTGATTGAATCCCCTTTGCGGCAGATCAAGGAGAACGTGTTGGGCGTGATCGAAGATTTTGAGAACGCGCACAAACATCGCGGCAGAACACAGGGTCTGGCTACCGGGTTTGTGGATCTCGATAGGATGACGAACGGATTGCATCCGTCTGAAATGATCGTGTTGGCGGCGCGGCCATCGATGGGGAAAACGGCGCTGGCGATGAACATTGTGGAGCACGTCGCGCTTAAGCGGAAAGACGGTAAGTGGGATTATCCTGGGCATCCTGTAGCGGTATTCTCGCTGGAGACGAGCAGACACCGACTCGTTAGAAGGATGATCTGCGGAAATTCGCGCGTGACTTTACAGAAGTTGCGCGATGGCATGTTGAAAGAGATCGAGTTTACGCAAATCACTGGAGCAGCAGGGAAGTTCATGGATGCGCCGATCTACATCGATGAAACTCCGGCGCTGCGGCTTTTCGATTTCAAATCACGATCGCGATACGCAGTGGTGAAGCTGGGGGTGAAGCTGATCGTGATTGATTACGTCCAGTTAATGACGACCGGCGGAAAGGCGTCTGCATCGCCTTACGAGAGATCTATCGAGCTGACTCGGATTAGTGCAACGATCAAGGAAGTCGCGCGCGAGTTGAATATCCCGATCATCGCGATCGCGCAGTTGAATAGGGAAGCTGAAAAAAATACCAGCGGCAAACCGCGTATGAGCAATCTGCGAGAGTGCGGCGCGCTGGAGCAGGATGCCGACCTGGTTGGGCTGATCTGGCGCGAAGAATATTACGAGCACGACGAAGAAGCGAAGCGGGAAGTGGAAGGCGAAGCGGAACTGATCATCGCCAAGCAAAAGGATGGCCCTGTCGGCGAGATCAAGCTGACTTTCCTAAAGGAATTTACTCGGTTCGAGAACAGAACAGCAGCGATGTATTCAAACGATGAAGAAGAACGACAACAACGGTAAGATAATCGTGCGGTTGATATGGAAAAGTCGGGTCACGCGAGCCAAGCGTGCAGCGATCATGGCTTGGATCCGCAAACACTATAATCGGGCCCGGGACATGGGCGATTGCGTTGAAATTTACCCTCCACATGACTGCACGAAGTTCATCTGGATTTTCATGTTGAGCAAAACATTCAAGGACATCGAATGATCAAATCCAAACTTTGCGCTAAGTGTGGCAAGAGACCGCGTAGGTCTGGCGGCGGGCAGCGATACTGCTCTGTTTGTCATAATGCCTGGAACAAGGCTTGGCGTAAGGGACGAGTTTATGTTCCACGTGAAGCAATTCCTCAAGGAACAGTCTTTTCGGCTAGGCAGTTAAAGGCGAGAAAAAGACTGGAGGCAACAGCGGTATGAGTGATGAATTAGCGAAGCGCCAGGCGGATGAGGCGGAGCAGATGAATCTGGCGCTGCAAGGTGAGGAGCTTTATGTGGATTACTCGGATCGGCCGTTTCAATACACTGGCGAACGGTTTATACGGGATCATCCGAACCGGGCGAAGATTGCCATCAAGCTGATCGCGCTAGGTTTTAAGAACGAGCCAATCGCGAAACGGGTGCACGCCGATCATCGGACAATTCGGGAGCTGCGATACCGGTGTATCAACGAAGTTGAAAAGCAAAAAGAAGAACTGCGAGCTGTGATTTTCCCTGGCGTGATGATGTCGGCTGATCGGACTATGGAGTTGATCCCGAATATTCAGAACGCGAAGGACGCCGCTATTACGCATGGGATTTTACGGGATACGTTCGTGCAACTGTCTGGTGTTCCGACTGCGCACATTAAGCTGGAGGCGAGCATATCGATCCCGGAACAGATCGCTAACTTATTGAGTGAAGCTACGGAGAAGATGAAGCAGGCTCGGGCGCGCGTGATTGATCCAATCGAACTTGGGGAAGCAACATGAGCCAGCTTGCATCGAATGACGTATTTAGCGACCACTTCCAGTCGAAATGCGATCCTTACTTTCGATCTGATTATCGGAACGGCGATTATGCGCCGTGGTTTGAGCGGCCGAAGCGGCGCGGGTTACACATGAATTTTGTGTCGGCGAGATCGGTTTTGGGTTCTAGGGCGCGGAGTAATAATATCGGGCACAAGGTATGTTAATTGATTCGATTGAGAATGGTAAGCCGGTGACGATTGAGGTTGCCGATCCGGAATTACGCGAGAGAAGGCCGGCGTCACCGCCACCGGCTACAGGAGATAGCTTCGATGGACCGAAGAAACGCGGTCTGTTTCATCGGGATGATTTAGTGCGGCATGAGACGCATGGTGTGTGCACGGTCATTGAAGAATGGGGGATGTGGCGATCGTGTCGGATGTGTTACAAGCCGTGCGCTGGCGAGACATGCGAGCGATGTGGGAGCTGGACCTATGATGTTTCTGGATCCGGGGTTTATGATGTGCTTTGCCCGGATGGTAAGATTAGGAGTGTTAATCAGGAGTGGTTGTATCCTGTCGCGGCAAGCGGAGCGCTTGCCCTACAACGGCCGGAGATGGAGGTCGCGGCGGCATGAGTATCGAGATCCCACGACCGGATGAAAAGCTGGCTGGCTATATGCAGGCTGGGGTGTTTGCGCCGTTGGATCCAGAGTTGGCTGAGTTTATGGGTCCGGAATGGACACGGAAGTTTTACGCGACGTGCAATGAAGGGATCGCGCGGATGGAAGCGGATCCGTTGCAATATGGTTTTGAACCGGCGAGTTGGTCCCTCGCGGATAAGGCGATCTTGGAGTTTAGGCAAGAATTTCCGGTGGGCGTGATTGTGGTTTTAGTGATGGGCGGGAACCGCGGAGCTAAAACCGAGTGGCGTTCAAAGAGGACTAACGAAAATTTGTTTAAGAACAGGGATTACAAGACCTGGGCGTGCCAGGCGACGCAGGAATCGTCCCGCGAAGCGCAACAAACGAAGATATACAAGTATCTACCGCCAGAATATCGGAACGAGAGCGGCCGGATGCGGCACGGCGCCAAAGTGAAGGTCAATTACACGCCGTGGGGCGGGTTTACCGAGGACGTGTTCGCAGTGCAAAACATCCACGGCACCACGAGCGAATGTCGGTTCAAATTTTATTCCATGAACGCGCGCTCGCTGGAAGGCGCTGAGATCAATGAAGGTTGGTTAGATGAAGAAGCGCCTCTTGATTGGTTGGAAGCGCTGATGATCCGGGCGGCTTCGCGCAACGGGATTGTATATCTCACGTTTACGCCGAAGTGGGGTTATACGGCTACGGTTAAAGCGTTGTTACAAGGCGCGGTGACGGTCGAGGAAACTGATGCGGATATGGATTTAATCGGGGTTCGCGATGTGAAAGGGAAGGTTATCGCGCCTAAGAAGGTGCCATTGATCCAGCGGAACCTAAACATCACGATACCTGGGGACACTGGAAAGTTGAACGCGAAAGCGATCATCATTTATTTTCATACGTCTGAGAATCCGTTCCCGATTACCTCAGTGAAAGATCCAAGTGGCAAAATCACAGTGGTAACAAACTGGGAAAGCATGAAATCGACGTTGATGGGAGCAAGTGAGGCGAAGATTTTAACTACTGCTTACGGTGTGCCGACCAGGGCGATGATGTCGCGGTTTCCGTTGTTTAGCGATCAGCCACACGTTATTTCGCTTAACCGGTTTCGCGAGATCCAGAAGGGCGGCGGGACGTGGTTTCATTTCCTGGATCCATGCGACGGTCGGAATTGGTTTCAGATTTGGATTTTCTGTGACAATACAAATCGCGCATTCGTTGTAGCTGAGAGCCCGAGCTTCGATCACGAGTGGGCTTATATCCCAGGAGTAGGAAACCCCGGACCGTGGGCTGTGCCAGGTAAAAAGTTTGATGGCGAAGAAGGAGATGGTCAAAAGGAATGGGGTTGGGGTTACAATCAATATCTTGAAGAGATCGAGCGGATGGAAAGGTTGCTGGCGTTGCCTGGAGAAACAGCCATAGATGTAAGACGGAGTCATAAAGACGAATCAATCGCGGCCAAAGCAGCACGAATTTCGGCGCGTTGGGTGGATGCTCGATATGCGAATCGGAAGACGTTCAAGGAAGAACGCTCGATGACGATGATCGAGGATTTGTCGGAGCTGGGGATGAATTTTCTGGCCGCACCAAGCGAGAAAGCGATCGATTCAGGGCATGGCGGCGGCGACGGATCGCTCAGGATGATCAATGACAAATTGTTTTACGATACGCAGCGCCCGATCGATCAGACTAACCAGCCAAAGCTTTACGTGGTGGAGACGTGCCCAAACGTGATTTATGCGCTTAAAGAGTGGACTGGGAAAGATGGCCAGAAAGGCGCGTGCAAGGATCCAGTCGATACCTTGCGGATGTTTGTGTTAAGCGGGAGCGAGCATGTGGATGAGGAATTGCTACAACCTAAGACGCCTTGGATGAGCCAATTCAAGAAGTAAAAAACCAAATGAACAAACCAAGCAAAGAAGCAATTGAGGCAGATCCAATAGGTCACGCGATTGACCTAATTCTGGCGCTTCCAGAGCTAAAGGTGTCACTTATGCGACCGATCATCCAATCTGCCTTCGAGAAGGCGATGGCAGCGCAGCCTGACGGCATGATGAGCGGTGGAGTGCAGAAGATGACCGCACAGCCGCAGCGCAGCGAGCCATCCGACCCAATTCAAGTTGGAGGACGATGCACCTGTCCAAAGTGTGGCGACGATTACAGCATGGCTTATATTCACCAATGCGCGGCAAGCAGCGAGCCGCAGGAGTGGACTGACAAGCAATTACACGAACTTGTGATGGATTTACGCGTCGCGACTGGCTATCCCGAAAATATACACCGTCAATTCTTTGACCTGATTAAACCATGGTTCGACGCCCACGAGTCCGCACTCGCCGATGAGCGGGAAGTTAACCGAACCGCAATCGAACTTGCATGTGGCGTGTTGCGTGAGGAGCATAAAAAAGAACTCGCCGCCGAGCGGGAGAAGGTCAAGCCGTTGGTGGAGGCGCTGGAAAGAGTCGTCGAACTGTATCTTCACCTGACTAATCTCAAAGACCTACTGGCGAAGGTGAAGGATGGGAATTTAGCAACAACAAAGGAAAACGAGGGAAACGATGGAAATATTGGTTAATACTAAAGGGCATTACCCGGCGGGGTATCCCAGGAACGCCGGGGGACCGGCAGGAAGTAGTGGCTATGATCCGAGCGAGCTGGAGCGCGCTACAGACAAGCCGGATCTACAAGTTTTTAAGACGGCGATCAATGACGTGCAAGGCGCGGCATCGAATTATTTCTGGAGAAACGCATGCGCGCGGGATTGGTGGTATGCGCGCTGGGATAATCAGACGATTGATGGCCGTAAATGGGGTAAGCCTGACATTGGTATTTTGCCGTGGCCGTGGCCGGGAGCTAGTGATTCTCGGATCCGGATGGTGGAGAAAGTGATCGGGCAACACCGGACACTGGCGACATACGCGCGCCGTAACATGAAGTTGCAAGCTAAATCGACACGGCCGGCGGTGACGATTCGTGAATCACAGCAGGCTACAACTCTCTTGAATTGGTTGATCGGGTCGCACATGCAAGTGGAACTGCACCTGGAAGAGCGTCTGGCGATCTCGTGGCGCAATGGGTATGGATCGGCAGTTTTACACGAGGATTGGAAACAGACGCGTCGATTGAATTACATCGATGTGAGTGTGATGGGGTTGCAGGAGTTTGTGAACGAGCCCGCAGTCCAATCGTTCATTGGGTCGGGGAACAAAATCCCGATCGGCGAAAACCTGCAAATCACGGACATCCAGGAAATGATCATGGATCCTGCTTACCAGGATGATCTCGCGCAGCTTTTGCGATCGGTTAGCCATGAGGTTCTTTCATTACGACTGGCGCGCGCGAAGCTGGATGATCTACGGCAACTGCGTACGGTGGATATTCCGATCCCGGACGTGTTTGAGAGCCGGCCGCGGATAACGGCGTTGCGTCCGATGGTGGACGTGTTGTTTCCGGATCGCGCCTACGATTTCCAGATCGTGCCGTGGTATGACGTGATCGAATTTGTGAGCGAGACGACGTTGCGCGACAGAATCGTGACCGCTGGTTATGACAAGGGATTTGTGGAGGAAGCGATCCAGCATCGCGGCCCGAGTGGTGCCACTGA